GTTTGTTCCTATGAGGGATTGGACCGTGCCGGCTGCTGTACAGCCCGCACCGTATTGCGCAAAAGTCACGGTGCAACGCGAGCCAAAGCCAGTCGGCCGCGCGGCACCTCAGATTTCAAGGGCTTACATCACATGCGCCTGGCCGCTGGGGACCGCACATGGTTCGCTCAACCCGTGATGTAAGCGAAGCCGGACATTATAAACGAGGCGGTTTTAACCTCCGGACGCACCCACTTGCGGGGAATCCCCCAATCCGTTTGCAAACGGGCCGTCCCTACAGGGAGCGGGCTTGAGCAGTGTTGGCCGCAGTTGAGCGGCGTTGGTGCGTGGTGCGCGGGGGGCGGGACGAAAATCAATAAAAATCAAAAGCTTATGCACCAAATGCGGGATTACAGCGGGCCTCGGGGCTTGTTGTTGCGCTTATCGCAAGCCCTCCGCCCACGCAGGCCGCCGGGCAACCGTCAAAAGACCTATTTGATCGTCAAATATCGTCATGTGAAATACAGGCCACATCGCCGCGCAAGCCGCGCCGCGCTTGGTGCTGGGCCCGGCCGGCAGGGCCGTCGAAAGCCACACATTTAGCGCGGGAGCGAGGCGGGGGTCTCGGCGCGCGCTGGCGGTCAAAGGGGGCTGTTTCGAGGGGGTGGCGGGGATGGGGCGCAAGGCGGGTGCGCGGGCCCGTGGCGGGGCGCTGGTGCGCGTGAAAGGCGATGGGCAAGGGGTAGAGCACCCCGGCAGGCTGCGGCGCGCTGTGGGCCTCGCAGTCGCGTATGCGAAAGGTTACAGATTCAGAACTACTGTATATTTAAACAGTAGAACACTGTATATTCCACCAGCATCAGAGACACCAAGGGCCCAGGGATGAACAGCAGCAATCAGACAGAGGATCCAATGCCTACGGCGGCGGCCATGCGGGACATTTATGCAACGATGGTTGCCCTGGATGCCCTACTGCAGGCCGCCCAGACCACCCCGGTGCCTGCCTGCCATGTGCGGCAGCTGCTGCAGCCTGCACTCAGAACGCTGGACCGCGCCACCAGCTGAATGTCCCAAGAAAAAAGGGCCTGCGTGCAGGCCCCTTTGCTTCGTCGATTTCCGGCTACACCAGCCCTTGCTGCGCAGGCTCCACGCTGGGCAGCATGTAGGGGTCGAAGCGACAGACCTCCTCCCCCATCCATTCATTGATAGTCTGCGCAAAGTAGGTTTGCAGCGGCTGGATTTCGTGGCGTGCGAACACCCGCGCAGCGTTGATCACGTCACCGAATCCGCCCGCGTTGGCTGGAACCACCCCGATGAGCTGCGGCGGCACGCGATGGGCCGCAAGCTGGTCATCGCGGCTCACGTTCTTGATGTTGAAAAATTCGTCCTTGGCTGCGGCTTCGCCGATGGGCAGCAGCTGGATGGCCTTGTCTTTTCCGCCTGGCGAATGGAAGAACAGATTGCGGAAATTGCCCATGCCCTTCGAGGATTTCAGGGCCTGGCGCAGCGCGTCCACATCGTCCTTTGCCACTTCGGGATCGCTCAGATACAGGATGTAGCCGGCGTGGCTCCCGTTGTTGTAATACCGACGGCGAAACAGCGTGGCGGACTCATTGAGCCATGCCGATTGCAGGGCGGCCAGGTACTGGGGCAGGCCATAGATTTCCTGGTGCACGTCGGGCTCGAGCAGGTGGCATATGCTGCCATTGGAAAAGATGTGCTCGCTTTGCCAGGAGCGCACGAAACCGAAGCGCCGCAGATCACGATGGCGCCGGGTGTACTTGGCCAGGGCATGGCGCAGCGGCATGGCACCGCCGAGCCGGTTTAGCGGCCGCTCCAGATAACCATTGCCGAACACCTGAAAATCCAGTGCAGCCCATTGCAGCGTGGCGCGACTGAGCAGGGGATGCGGGCGCAGCGTGCTGGCCAGCACCTGGGCCTTGAAGTGGATGGCGCTGGCGTGGTGCGTGGATGCGCGCAGGGAGCGCGCCAGGCCGTCGAAGCTGATGGGCGTTTCGTACCAATCCCCATTGAGCCAGCATTCCACATAGTCCAAGATTTCGCGCCGGTCCAGCACGGCCTCGGGATCGCCAAAAGAGAAGGCCTCGGCCGTCGCCGGCGCCGTCAGGGTGCCCGCTGGGGCTGTGGTGTCTGTCATCCGTAAATCTCCAATGTCGTGCGACTGGTCACGCCGCCCACGGCGACGGCCTCAAGCGGCTCGTTTTCCATTGCATTCATGCAGGCCCATGCCAGGTCCGCGTGGCCGGTTTCGTTACTGCGGCCGGCCGTGTAGGTCACGCTCTTGCCCGATTCCGTCATCTCCCGCTTGATGGCCATGAAACTGCGCTGCAGGTCCACATCGCCGGAATCGAACTCGAAACGGCCCGCGCGCATGAGGCTTTGGGCCTTCATCACAAGGCGCGACTTCAGTTCCACGCTGTATTGCAAGGCCTTCACGCTCGGGAAGAATTTCTTGACGATCTGATGCACGCCGTGGCCCAGTCCCGTTGCATCCAGCCCGATATGCACCACGTTGTATTTCTCCGTCATCAGCCGGATTTGCTCTGCCTGGTCCTCGAAGTCCGAACCCTTGAACTGCATGCGCTCCAGCACGCGAAACTTGCCGCCGGGCTTTTCTGGCGGCGCCAGGACAACCAGCCCCGCGGAGTCCCGCGAAAGGCTCGGGTCATAGCCAATCCACACGGGTTTGCGGCCGAACGGGCGCAGGGCGAAGGGCTTGAAGTCCTGCCACGCATCCCAGCTGTCCGCGTGGCAGCGCATCAGCGTGGACAGTGGGAACACGGCGAACGTGTCATCGACAAACCCGCACATGAGCAGGTTGTCCCATTCCTCGTCCGAATACTCGAAGCGCAGCTCATCGAGGTCGAACAGGTTGCAGCCGCCGCGCTGGGCATCCAGCACCGTCACGATTTGGCGCCATATCAGGTCTTCGCCGGTGAAGCCGCCAGCCAGGTGCGAATGGCTCAGATCCAGCTCGATACGGTCTTTCTTGGCGCGCTTCTTGTTGATGCGCTCGGCGCTCCACAGGGCATAGGCCTGGTGTTGCAGGCTGCTGGGCGTGGAAAACAGGGTCTTGCGCCAGTGCTTGTGAATGGCCATCCCGCTGGCCACCTTCCACAGCTCCGTGAAGTTGTTGACCCAAAAGAATTCATCGAAATAGAGGTTGCCGTGATACGACTGCGCGGTGCGCGCGCTCGTGCCCAGGAAATACAGCGTGGCGCCGTTGCTCAAGACAATGGGATCGCCCTTCAAATCGATATCGCAATGCTCTTTTGCGAACGCGATGATGTACTGCCGAAAAACATGGGCCTGCGCGCGGCTGGCGGATAGAAAAATCTGATTGCGGCCCGTCTGCAGGGCATCAATCAAGGCCTCCCGGGCGAAGTACCACGTTGCACCGATCTGGCGGGATTTGAGGATGGCGCGCGTGCGCTGCTGGATCTGCTCCCACCATGTTTTCTGGTAGTTGAAAAGCGAATCCAGAAAGGCCTGCGTGATCTTGTCCACATCCTCGGACGTGAAGTGGTTGCGCTCGGGCTGCTTCTTCGGCCCGGCATTGCGGCGCTCGATGGCCGGATTCAGATCCGTTTCGCGCCCCGTGCGTTCGTACTTGTGCACGCGCGCCAGGCGCTCCATGGCACGCCCCAGCGCGTCGATTTCCTTGTAATCGCCGCCGTTCTTGCCCTCCTTGTGGATGAGGGTGCACATGCGCATTTCCAGCGAGCCCTCGACACGCTCCACGGGCTTGGCCGCGTCCCAGCCATCGGCCTTTTTCCAGTCGTGCAGCGTGGTGCGCGCAATGCCCAGGTGCTCGGCGATGTGGGTGATCCGCCAGCCCATCCAGTACAGCGCGCGGGCCTGGCGCCGCTGGCCGGCCTCGCCGTCTGCCGTCAGGTCATGCAGCAGCTGCACCTGATCGCCGGGCGGGGCTTCGGGGGGATTGGAAAAGGGGGTTGCAGGCCTCTTGCGGCGCACGGCAGAAGTCATGCCATCGAGTGTCGGCATGCCCTCGCGCGCGCGCATCACCTTTGCCCGCTGCAAGGCTCTCGCACCGGGCATTCAGTTGGACGCCTACGCGGCGCGGCGGGAGCATAGAGGCATCCCCAAACGGGGCCGATCAACACCATCCACCGAACTGCAGCACATGCCCACCAAGTCCAAATGGTTCTGTGTGGCCACCGAAGGCGCCACCACCGACGGCCGCGAAATCACGCGCGCCGAAATCCAGCAGATGGCCGCCAGCTACGACCGCGAAAAGACCTACGGCGCGCGGGTCTGGCTGGAGCACTACCGGGGCACCGTGCCCGGTGGGCCGTTCGACGCCCTGGGCGATGTGCTGGCCCTGAAGGCCGAAGAAAACGGCGACAAGAAGCTGCAGCTGTTCGCGCAGATCGAGCCGCTGCAGGGCCTCATCGAGATGAACAAGAAGGGGCAGAAGATTTTCAGCTCCATCGAAATCCACCCCAGCTTCCCCAAGACGGGCGGCGCCTACTTCTTTGGCCTGGCCGTCACCGATAGCCCCGCCTCGCTCAGCACCGAGGTGCTGAAGTTCTCGGCCGGCGATCTGGCGAAAAGCCCGTTTGTCGGTCGCAAGGTGGACCAGGCGCTGATGTTCTCGGCGGCCGAACCTGCGGAGCTGGTGTTTGAAGAGACGCCGACTGGTGGCGAAAGCGGCGCCGTGCAAGCAGTGGTTGGCGCCTTCACCAAGGTGCTGGAACGCTTCATGCCGCAGCCCGAGAAAAAGCCCGAGCCTGTGCAGTTGCACAGCGTGGACCCGGACAAGGTGCTGGAGGCCTTTACCGGAATCGGCAAGGTGCTCGAAGGCATGGCGAAAAAGCAGGACGAGGTGGCCAGCCAATTCGCCCAACTGCAAACCCAGCACACCGACCTGGTGAAAAAGCTCAGCCAGGAAGAGCAGCCCGGCCAGCAACGCCCGCCCGCCACGGGCGGCAATGGTGCGGAACTCGTGGACTACTGACCTGGTGCCACGCAACACAAGACCACCACCACACGCGAAATAGGAAACAGATCATGCGCAACGAAACCCGCGTCCTCTTCAATGGCTACATGGGCCAGCAGTCCCGCATCAATGGCGTGGACAACGTCGCCAGCAAATTCAACGTTGCGCCATCGGTGCAACAGAAGCTGGAAACCAAGATTCAGGAAAGCAGCGAATTTCTGAAGCGGATCAACGTGATAGGCGTGGCTGAAATGAAGGGCGAAAAGCTGGGCCTCGGCATCGGCGGGACCATTGCCAGCCGCACCGACACCAAGGACACCGCCGAGCGAAAAACCGTGGATCCCACCGGCCTGGAAAAGGACGACTACGAGTGCAAGCAAACCAACTACGACACCCACATTCGCTATGCCACGCTGGATGCATGGGCGAAGTTCAAGGACTTTCAGGCGCGAGTTAGCGGCCAAGTCCTGGTGCGCGGTGCGCTGGATCGCATCACCATCGGATGGCACGGCACCAGTGCCGCAGAAACCACGGACCGCGTGGCAAACCCACTGCTGCAGGACGTGAATATAGGGTGGCTGGAAAAGCTGCGCACCCGTGCCGCCAGCCGCGTGATGAAGCAAGGCGACAAGGTGGCCGGCAAGGTCATGGTGGGCGCAGGCGGCGACTATGCCCACCTGGATGCCCTGGTGTACGACGCTCACAAAACGCTGATGGATCCATGGTTTCAGGACGATCCGCAGCTGGTGGCGCTCGTGGGCCGCGACATCATGCACGACAAGCTTTTCCCCCTGGTGGAGAAGAACGACGCGCCTACCGAGCGCCTTGCCGCCGATATCGTGGTGAGCCAGCGCCGCCTGGGTGGCCTGCAGGCCATGGTGGTGCCCTACTTCCCGGCCGGAAAGATCCTCGTCACACGCTTGGACAACCTGTCCGTCTACTACCAGGACGGCGCCCGCCGCCGTGCCGTGGTGGACGCCCCGAAGCGTGATCGCATCGAGTTCTACGAAAGCTCCAACGACTGCTTTGTGGTCGAGGACTACGGCCTGTGCGCCATGGTGGAAAACATCGAACTCGTCGCCTGAGCGACTGAGCCAAGACACAAGGCCGCGACAGCCGAATGGCGGCGGCCAACAACTCAAGGCACCACTGAACCATGGCCCAAACACCCGCACAACGGCACCGCGCGCGCGTCCTGGCCGCAGAGCATGCAGCGAAGGCCGCCGCCACCGACCCCCATGGCCCCATGCAAGGCAGCGAACACCAGCTCATGCTGGCCACGCTGCACGCCCACAAGGCCACGCTGAAGACCATCAAGGCCGTCGAAAACAAGATCGCGGCCAAGGCCAAATTCCTGCCCGACTTCGACGCCTACCTCGACGGCGTGCTGCAGGCCGATGCCGGCGCCCAGGATCCCGTGCTGGTGGAAATCTTCGTCTGGCACATGGACGTGGGCCACTGGCCACGCGCCCTGGAGCTGGCCGACTACGCGCTGCGCCACAGCCTGAAGATGCCCGACCAGTACAACCGCGATCTGCCGGCCGTGCTGATGGAGGAATCGGCTGATGCCGCCATCGCCGGAAAGCTCACCGGCCCGGATGCCCTGGCGACGCTGGCCAGGGTGGACATGCTCACCACCGGCCTGGATATCCACGACCAGGTGCGCGCCAAGCTGCACAAGGCAATCGGCTGGGCCGCCATGGGCAAGACCACCACCACCGATGTGGACCCCAAACAGCTGGAGCTGCAGCCTGTGCAAATCGCGCTGGAGCACCTGGCGCGCGCCGTCACCTTGTTTGAAAAGGTGGGGGTGAAAAAAGACGTGGAGCGATTGGAGCGCCGCTTGATCGAGCTGCAATCCGACGCTCCCACCTGAGCGCACCCCCGCGCCCGGGCGGCCCTGTGGCCACGGCCATCTGGCCCAGCCACGCACTGACCAACGCCGCAGACCACCGCCCACCTACAACCCCCACCGCTGCCCGCCATGTCCTTCATCGCCACCGCCAACCCGCCCGCATCGACCGCCGAGCCCACCGTGACCAATGACGGATGGTTCCCGGACATGTCGCCCGCCGCTGTGCGCGATGCCTGCCGCCTCGATGGCACCGCTACCAGCCACCGCCTGCTGCCCGCGCTCAAGGCCGCCATGCTCAGCGTCAATGACGAGCTGGCCGAATGGGCGGACGAGCAGCGCAGCCGCTGGGGCTATGCGCAGCTCGCCGACGTGCCCGCACCGCAGGTGGGTGGCGAAAGCGCCAAGCTGCTGCACTACCGCCGCGCCGTCCACGAATGCCTGCAGGCCGACCTGCAAGAGGCCTACCGCGAAAGCGCGGCCACCAAGGTGGGCGGCGGCGGCGAGGAGGCCGTGCGCGAGGCCCTGGCCGCCAAGGTGGACTATCACCGCAAGAACCAGCGTTGGGCCATCTCCGACCTGCTGGGCCGTGCCCGCTGCACCGTGGAACTGCTGTAGCCATGGCCACCACCGCAAGCACCACCCCCACCACCACCGTGCGCGCCCGCGAGCACGACACGCTGGACGCCCTGTGCCACCGCCACCTGGGCCGCACGGCCGGCACCGTCGAGGCCACGCTGGCCGCCCACCCGGGCCTGGCCAAGCGCGCCGCAGGCCTGGGAGCGGGTGAGCCCGTCGAACTCGTGGCCGCGCCCGCGCCGGCGCGCCCCATGATCCAACTGTGGGACTGACCAATGGACCGCGAAACCATCCTCAAAGCCGCCGCCGTCGAAGGCGCCAAGGCGGCGCCCCCGGTCACCGTCGTGGCCACCAACCTGGCCAACGGCTGGACCATGACCCACACCGTGACCGCGCTCACCATCCTCTACCTGCTGCTGCAGGCCGCGTATCTCGTGTGGCGCTGGAGCAATGAGCGCGAGGACCGCCGCGCAAAGCAGGCACGCGATGCCATCGACCAGGCCGAGGCCTGCAAGGTGCGGCCATGAGCGGCCAGCGCATCCCCGCCAAGCTGCTGGGCATCGGTGCGGCCATCGTCACCGCCTGGATGGCGGCCGAGGGTTTCAGCTCGGCGCCCATCATCCCCGTGCTGGGCGACGTGCCCACCATCGGCCACGGCGCCACGCACTACGAGGACGGCACGCGCGTGGCCATGGCAGATCCGCCCATCAGCCGCGAGCGCGCCCGCCAGCTGGCCACCAACCTGCTGGAAGCCCAATACGGCAGCTGTGTGCGCGACTCCCTGGGCGACACGCCCATGCACGCCGCCGAATTCGCCCAGGCCGTGGACTTCGCGGGGCAGTATGGCTGTGGCGCCTGGCGCGGCTCCAGCATGCTGGCGCGCACCCGGGCCGGCGACTATGCCGGCGCCTGCCAGGCCTATCTGGCCTATCGCTACATGACCAGCGCGCGCCAGGAGGCCGCAGGCTGGAGCGCCTACCAGTGGGACAGCGCAGGCCGGCCGCGCCGCTGGCGATTCGATTGCAGCACCCCGGGCAATCGCGTGTGCCGTGGCGTCTGGACCCGGCAGCTCGCGCGGCACAGCGCCTGCATGGAGGCCCAGCCATGACGGCCCCCGCCCACCGCCTGCGCGGCATCATCGCCGCCCACATCCTGGTGCCCGCTGCGCTGCTGCTGGTCCTGCTGCTGGTCCTGCTGGTGGCCACCTTCTATGCGGGCGTGTTCCACGAGGGCCGCCGCGCCGCCAAGGCCCAGCAAACCGCCCTGCAGGCCCAGCAGCGCAAGGCCGACCAGGCCGTGGACAAGCTGCGCGCCGAACGCGACGACACAGAGCGCGACTTGCGAAGGCAGATCGCCACCCAGAAAGACCAGCTCGAAACCACCCAGGGAGCCGCCAATGCATCTCACCAAACTCTTGCCGCTGGCCTGCGCGCTGGCACTGTCCGCGTGCGCGTCCCCGTCGTCCCTGCAGTGCCCGCCAGCTGTGGACCTGCGCAACGCGGCACCGCCCAGGATGGAGCCGCTGGGCCTGAAACCGCGCACGCCCAACTTGACCCAACGGCAGCGGCAGATCTTGCCGATATCGCCCACGACGGAGACCAAGGCATCCGGGAGCTGAATCACTGCATCGACCGGTACGAGCTGATGCGCAAGACCCTGGACATATGGACCGAGCGGGTGCTGCCCGGCATCGGGGGCTGACATGCTCAAGCTGCAAAGCCTGCGCGACTTCCTGGCCCAGTGCGCGCCCGACCTCGCGCGCAACCCCGAAGATTTCATCGTCTACGGCGACGACGGCCGGCTTGTGGCCTCGGGCACGCCCTCGCTGTCCTTCGAGTACCGTTACACGGCCTATGTCACCCTGCTGGGTTATGCGGGCCACCCGGACGCCATCATGGTGCCGCTGCTGGCCTGGTGCCAGGTCAACCAGCCCGAGCTGCTGGACAACCCCGACAAGCGAGAGAACGCCATCCGCTTTGCCGTCGCGCCGCAAAGCCGGAACACCTACGATCTGGGGATAGAGATCGACCTCACAGAGCGCGCCATCGTCAAGCCCGACCCCGACCACGACACGCGCCTGCGCATCACCCACCCACCGGAACCCGGCCATGTGGGCCTGCAGCGATTCGATGGCCAGGACGTGCTGCAGCGTGAAACCTGGGAGCTGTGGCTGCGCGACGAGCAGCTGCTGGCAAAATGGGAATTTCTGCCTCCCATCTGGCGCCAACGCATGCCGCTGTAAACCATGGCCCAAGACCTCAAGGCCCTGGAGGACTGGGCCGGCGCCTTCCTCGAAAAGCTCAGCCCGCCCCAGCGCAAGCGCCTGGCCGCGCTGATGGCCCGCCACCTGCGCACCAGCAACACGCGCCGCATGACGCAGCAGCAGGCCCCGGACGGCGCGCGCTGGGAGCCGCGCAAGCCGGCCCCCGCGCCCAAGGGCCGGCGCAAGCCCCGCTTTGAACCCAAGACCGGCCCCATGATGGCCAAGCTCAAGCGCGCCAAGTCGCTGCAGGCCAAGGGCCAGGCCGACGGCGCCGTGGTCGAATTCCTGGGCCGCGCCCAGCGCGTGGCCCGCGTCCACCACTTCGGCGAAGCCGATGACGTCAACCCCGGCCGGGGGCCGCGCTACGACTACCCGGCGCGCGAACTGCTGGGCTTTGCCGGCGACGACCTGGACAAGCTGCGCTCCCTGCTGCTGCAGCACCTGGACCTCTGACCCCCCGGCAAATCGGGTTAGACCGCCTCGCACCGGCCCCGCTGCTGGCCTTCGCGCACGCGCGTGGCCACCATCGAGGGCATGGAATCGCCCATTGCACAAACCGAATCGCCCTACGAGGCCGCACGCCGCACAGAGAACCTGATACGGCGCGGCACCGTGGCCGCCGTGCGCCTGGGCAAGCCGGCGCGCGTGCGCGTCAAGACCGGCGACAACACCACCGACTGGCTCCCCTGGCTGGCCCTGCGCGCGGGCGGTGCCCAGGGCGGCCGGCACTGGCACCCGCCCGTGGTGGGCGAGCAGGCTGTGGTGCTGTCCCAGGGCGGCGACCTGGCCCAGGGCGTGGTCCTGCTGGGCCTGTACTCCGATGCCATGGAGCAGCCCAGCGAACAGGCCGACTGCGAGCGCCTGGAATGGGCCGAGGACAACTACCTGCAATGGCTGCGCGGCGCCCTGGAAATCCTGTGCCTTGAGTCCATCACGCTGGACGTGGGGCAGGGCCAGTGCCGCCTGCGCATGACGCCCGACAGCCTGCACATCAACGTGGGCGGCGCCACGCTCAGCATGACGGCCGGGGGCATCACCACCAACGTGGATATCGGGGCCAAGGGCATCAGCCTTACGCGCCACCGCCACAGCGGCGTGGAGCCCGGCCCCGCCAACACGGGGGGGCCACTCTGATGATGGACCGCCACACCGGCCGCAGCATCACCGAGCTGGAGCACCTGCGCCAATCCGTGGGCGATATCCTGGCCACGCCCATCGGAACCCGCGTCATGCGCCGCGAATATGGCTCGCTCGTGCCCGCGCTGCTGGACCAGCCCGACAACAGCACCACCGAAATCCGCGTCCTCTCCGCCGCCACCAGTGCCCTGATGCGCTGGGAACCGCGGCTCTCCGTGCGGCAGATCCGCATCGAGCGCGAGGCCGGCACGCCCGGCCGCGCCACCCTGGAAATCTGGGGCGACTTCCTGAGCCCGGCCGCCGCCAAGGCCCGCGCCCTGCGCCTGGCCGTCAACGTCGGGGGCGCACCATGAGCATGGACCTTGCCGCCCTCCCCTCCCCGCTGGTCATCGAGCCGCTGGACTTCGAGCAGATTTATGCGGACCTCAAGGCCGACATACTGGCCCGCTACCCCGAGCTGGCCGAGGTGCTGCAGCTCGAATCAGATCCCCTGGTCAAGCTGCTGCAGGCCTGCGCCTACCGTGAGCTGCTGTACCGCGCCCGCGTCAACGATGCCGCCCGCGCCCACCTGCTGGCCTTCGCCACGGGCGCCGACCTTGACCACCTGGCCGCGCAATACGGCGTGGAGCGCCAGGCCGGCGAAACCGACGAGCGCCTGCGCGCCCGCCTGCAGCTGCGCATCGCGGCCCTGGCCGGCCAGGGCACGCGCGAGCACTACGAATTCCACGCGCTCACCGCCTCGCCCCTGGTGCGCGCCGTGCGCGCCAGCCAACTGGCCCCGGGCAGCGTGCTCGTCATGCTGTGGGTCACCGACCAGGCACAGGCCCAGGCCGTGCGGCAGCTCGTGTCCGAGGCCCTCAACGCCGACAACGCCCGCATGCTGGGCGTGCCCGTCAATGTGGCCGTGGCCGTGCCGCGCGCCATCGATATCACGGCCCGCATCACGCGCACGCGCAGCGCGCCGGCCGGTCTGCTGCAGCAGCTGCAGGCCCGCCTGCAGGCCGCCTTTGCCGGTATGGCCAGCCTGGAGGGCAGCGTGGCGCGCAGCTACATCACCACCCTGCTGCATGTCGATGGCGTGCACGCCGTGGACTACCCGGACAACACCCGGCCCGCGCCCATCACCCCCATCGCTGCCGGCGAATTCCCGGCCCTGGGCGCCGTGGAACTGATCGACGCGGGAGTGGCCTGATGGACGCGCGCCGCAGCATCCTGCCGCCTGCATCCACCACCTTGGAGCGGGTGATAGACACCACGCTGCCACGCGACTGGGGCGCGCTGGCCGACGCGGCCGAGCCGGCCAGCACCGCCCAGCACCCGGCCCTGCTGCCCTGGCTGGCCCAGCAGTGGCAGCTGGGGCAATTCGAGCGGTATTTTTCCGACCCGCGCGAGCTGCTGGCCAAGGGCCTGCCCTGGCTGCGCGAGCGTGGCAGCGCAGCCGCCGTGCGCCGTGCGCTGGTCTGGCAGGGCTACCTGGCCGTAACCCTGGAAGAGGACGGCGCCCGCCTGCACATCAACCCGGGCCGCGAAGTCAGCAATGCCGATATCGCGCACATGGCCCATGTCGTGCGGGCCAGCATCCCGTTGCACGTCCATTTCTACCGGGTGTTCTACCGCTTCGATTTGCGCGCCCTGCGCTGGGATCGCGCGCCCAAACTCGATGGTGCCCTGTGGGACAACGACAGCGGCACGCCCGTCGACGTGGGCGAGGGCGAGCCGCCCGTCATCGGAAGCCAAGGCCGCATCAACCAGTCCCAGGCCCAGGCGCCCCGGCTAACCCCGCTGCGCAGCGCCGACCACCAGCACACCAGCGGCCGCATGCGCCGCGCCGATGAGATGCGCCTGGACGTTTGGCGCTGGGACGGCCGCCTGCAGCGCCTGGCCACGGGCGGGCAGCTGCAGCTGACGCCCAGCGATGCACCGCCGCGCGCCCAGCACCCGCCATGGAGCAACCACGGCGAGGCCTGGGCCGCCAGCGCGGGCACGCGGCCCGGCCTGTGGCCTGGCGTCGCCAACGCCTGGACGGCCGGGGCCTGCCAGCCGCGCATGGCGCCGGCCCGGGGCTGGACCGGCCGCTGGGATGGCGACCGCTGGCAGCAATCCAACATCCACAGCAAGACCACCGAATCAACGGAGTAAGACATGCAGACACTGCAAGACGCTGGCCGCATCGCGCTGGCCAAGGCCCTGGCCGCCATGGGCGCGCACATCGCATGGGGCCGTGGCGATGGCGCGTGGACCGCCCCGCCGGCCAACCCTTCCGACCGCACCGCGCTGCAGGACGAAATCGGCCGCCGCGCCGTGGTGGACGTGGGCTATGCCGTTCCCGGCACCGCCCAGGACCACGATATCGAGATGCCAGGCCAGGTCTACTACAAGACCAGCGCCCAGCCCACGCCCTTTCTGCTGCTGCGCACCACCTTTGCTTTCGCGGATGCCCAGGGCGAAACCGTGCGCGAGTGCGGCGTGTTCTTCGGCACCATGGCCAAGGCGGACGTACCGCCAGGCCAGCGCTACCTCACGCCGGCCGAGGTCGAGAACCCCGGGACCGTGTACTGCCTGGAGTTGCGCCCGCCCGTGCTGCGCAGCGGCACGACCAAGGCCACCGAAGAAATCGTGATCCCCCTGTGATCCCCGTGTGAGCCGCCCATGACCAGCTACAACCGACACGACCCCGCCAAGGGCTATATCGCCCATGTGTTCCACGCCGACCGCGTGGCGCAATCGGCCGAGCCCAATGAAATGCAGTCCGAGGCGCGCTACCAGTTGCGCCGCGTGGCCGATGCCCTGTTCGCCGATGGCGAAATCACCACGGGCGCGCGCTGCACCGTGGATGCCGAAACCGGCGCCTGCCAGCTGGAAGCCGGCAGCATCTACCTGGCCGGCGGCGTGCGCGACGTGCCGGCCGCGCAGCTGCAAATCTCCGTGCAGGGCACCGTCACCGTGGGCGTGCACTACAGCACGCGCGTGGTCACGGCCGAGGAAGACCCCAGCCTCTACAACCCTGCCCAGGGCACCAGCGGCTACGGCGAGCCCGGCGCCGACCGGCTCAAGCTCACCGTGGCATGGGGCCTGCAGGGCCAGGGCGCGGGCGATTTCTACCCCGTGTGGACCATCGAAGACGGCATCGTCAAGCCGCGCGACGCGGGCCTGCAGGCCAATGCCGTGGCCGAGGCCATCAAACGCTATGACGTGGACAGCGCGGGCGGCACCTATGCTGTGCGCGGCCTCAAGGCCCTGCAGCTGGACGATGACAGCGAGGGCCGCCAGGTCTACGCCATCGGCGCGGGCGCGGCGCGCGTGGGCGGCGCGGCCGTGGAAGTGCCCGCCGACCGGCGCCTGGTGTTCACGGCCCAGGCCGACATGGCCGCCATCAGCAGCGAGCCCCACAGCAGCAGCACCGATGCCCTGCAGCATGTGAGCTTTGACCGCTGGCCCGTGCTGGAGCCCGCCCAGGTGCGCATCCAGCGGCGCCGCACCGACCCCGTGGTGCACGGCAGCTTCGTGGGTGCGGCCGATCCGCTGCCGGTCAATAGCGTGGTGCAGATCAACAGCATCACGCAGGGCGGCACTACCTACCAGAAAGACATTGACTACAAGCTCACGGCCGGCCAGATCGACTGGAGCCCGGCCGGCGCCGAGCCCACGCCGGGCAGCACCTACACCGCCACTTACGAATACATCAGCACCGAGGGCGTACAGAACCAGACCACCCGCGGCTTTGACGTTGCGGGCGCCCTGCCTGGAACGCTGATCCTTGTGGACTACCGCCACGCGCTGCGCCGCATTGACCGCATCGTCATCAACGCCGATGGCGGCCTGGACGTCGTGAAGGGCATGCCCGCCACCTGGCAACCCGTGGCGCCCGATGTGCCCGAGGGCCTGCTGGCCCTGGCCAGCATCTACCAGACCTGGGAGCCGGACACCCGCCGCACCGATGGCGACGGCGTGCGAACCGTCTCCATGCCCACCCTCGTGGGCTACAGGCGGCGCATGGATGAGATGGAGATGGACCTGGCCGAGCTGCGGCTGGCCCTCGATATCAATGGCCGCTACAGCGGACTGAAAAAAGGCTACTTCGCCGACCCCATGATCGACAACAGCATGCGCGACCAGGGCATGCCGCAGACGGCCATGATCGCGCAGCGCGCGCTGCGGCTGTACGAGGCCGAGGACGCCCACACCCTGGGCGACGGCAAGACAAGCCAGGGCCTGGACTACACCCTGGCCAAGGCCATCAGCCAGCCGGGATACAGCCGCGCCATGGTCATCAACGGAACGCCCACCCCCGGCGCCCTGCCCGCCACCATCACCCTGACGCCCGACCGCGACCGCTGGGAGCACCCCAAGGAACTGGCCTATCCGGTATGGGTCACGGGTGCCTATATCGGCATCCCCATGGAGCAGACCGGCACGCTGGCCGAGCAGTACGCCCAGCAGGTGGACCCGGCGCTGATCGACACCAGCGGCATCACCATGCGCAGCATCGAGGTGCAATTCGGCATCGCCGGATTCAACCCGGACGAACCGCTCAAGCTGCTGCAGTTCGACGGCCAGACCGTGGTGCCCAGTCCCCTGGCGGGCGGCACCCTGGTGGCCAACGCGGCCGGCGTGCTGGCGGGGCGCTTCACGATTCCGGCCGGCATCCCCGTGGGCGCCAAGGCCGTCAAGGCCACGGGCGACTACGGCAGCAGCGGCACCGCGCAATTCGTCGGCAGCGCGGCCCTGCGCCTGCGCGTCGATGGCATGTACTCCACTTACTACAACGCCCGGGGCAGCTCTTCGGAAACCATTACCTATGTCGTATAGCACCCTCATCCAGATCACCACGCCGCAGGCGGCGCAGCAATGCGCGGCCCTGGATCTGTACTTTGCGGCAGCGGGCGGCCCCGTCATCGTCACCCTGGGGCCGCTGGACGATGCCGGCCTGCCCGCGCCGGCCCAGGCCCAGCAGCGCCTGGAGCTGGGCCAGATCAAGACCGATGGCACGGCCACGCGCGTGTTGCTGGCCGCGCCCGTGCTGCTGCAGGCGCGCACCAGCTATGCCATCTGCGTCAGTGCCGCAGACACCACCACCGCCCTGGCCGTGGCCCAGGTGGGCGAGGCCGGCGTGGCAGGCGGCTGGATCACCGCGCCCGCCGCTGACGTGGGGCCGCTGCTGGAGGTCAACGCCTCCGGCATCCTCACGCGCCACAGCAACCGCATGCTGCGCTTTGACCTGCTGGCCGTGCAGTACACGTCCAGCACCAAGACCATCACCCTGGGCACCCAGGCCGTGGACCGCGCCACCATGCTGCTGGTCAATGCCGGCGCCCAGCAGCCCGATGCCGGCGCCCGCATCGGCTACGCCATCGAGCTGCTGGACGGCAGCGGCGCCGTGGCCCGCAGCATCGCCGCGGACTCGGGCCAGCCCGTGCGCCTGGACGCACCCCATAGCGGGGATGTGACCGTGAAGGCCACCTTGCGCGTCGGTGCCAGCGGCCTGGGCCCCGTGCTGGAGCCCGCGCCAGCCCTGGCCGTGGGCAGTCTGCTGGACAGCGGCGACTACATCACCCCCGTGATCGCCACCGCTGGCGGCGTGGATCTGCGCGTCATCTTCGAGGGCAATATCCCCCCCGGCGCCGCCGTGGCCGTGCATGCGCAAATCACCGGCAGCAGCGCCTGGCAGCTCGTGCCCTATGCATCCAGCAGTCCGCAGACGGCCGGCACCATCGAAGTCACCCACCGCCTGCAGGGCGTCAACGGCACGGGCCTGCGCCTGCGCCTGACGCTGACGGGCACCAGCACCGCGCGGCCTGAGGTCTACAACCTGCGCGCAGCCATCCTGTAGGGCCTGCCATGAGCGAAATCACCGAAGACGCCGACCTGCCGCCCGTCGAGGAAGGCACCGAGCACCTGCAGCTGCCGCTGCCGCACCAGGACAACAAACTCGAATTCGACGTGGTGCGCCTGCGCGCGGCCCTGCGCCTGCTGGACGATGTGGTGCATGACATGGGCCTGAGCATCGACACCAAGGCCGCAAACGTTGCGCTCGAAGCCCTGCAGCAAGCCACGCAGCAGGGGCTGGACACCGTGGCGCAGCAGGCCGGCCAGAACCTGGCGGAGGCCGTGCGGCAGATCAACCAGAAATTGGCCCAGCTGGAGCAGGACATTGGCAGCAAATCCGTGCACCTGCAGGCCGTTGCCGAATCCACCAATGCCGACCAGGCCAAAACGGGCGAAACGGCGCTGCGCCGCCTGCGCCAGGAAACGGCCAACAGTGCGACCAATGGCCAGGCGCTGCGCGCGGGCGTGGAATACACGCTCAACGTGGACGCGGCTTTCAGCCGGCCGCTGCCGGCCGCGCCGTCCGTGGGCGACCGCATCGAGCTGCGCGACCCCACGGGCAACTGGCGCACCGGCAATTTCACGCTGCTGCGCGGCAACGCGGCGCACACCATCAACGGCGTGGCCGACGACGTGAAATTCAACGTGCGCGCGTGGCGCGTGCGCCTGGAATTCGCTGGCAGCAACAACTGGACTTTGACAAGGGGCTGAATACATGCGCAATCTGGACGAACTGCTGGGCGACTCGGGCATGCGCCTGATGGTGCGCGCCGAGATGGTGGCCGCCACGGCCAGCTTTACCGTGCTGGACGATGGCTGGGCCATCCTCACCGGCATGGGTGGCGGCGCAGGCGGTAGCCGCTCGGCCGCGCCCGGCAATTCCGCGCCCTGGGGCGTCAAGATGGTGGCCGTGCGCGCGGGCGATGTGATCGACTTCGTGATTGGCGCGGGCGGCGGCGTGGCCGTGGCCGATGGCTCGCCCGCCCCCGCTGGCGGCACCACCCTCGTGCGCCAAAACGGCGCCACGCTCATGACATGCCAGGGCGGCGACGCAGGCCCGGCCAGCCCCACGGCGCGCAGCCCCGTGGCCGCCACCGTGACCGGCGCCGACTTCTGGCTGCGCGGACGCCAGCCCCAGGGCGGCGGCGTTGCCCCGCTGGCCGGCGCCGCCGTGGACCTGGGCGGCAGGACATACAACGTCAGCTCGTCCACGGGGGACCATGCCGTGGCCCTGGCCGGGGGTGTCGAAGGACTGCCCCGGGGCGCCTATGTCTGGCCCTGGGATATCACGCTGTTCGGGGGCACCGCTGGAGACCCCGGGGTGGGCGCCGCCAACAATGCCGCCCTGTCCGGCATGTTCGCGGGTGGCAGCGGCAGCATCGACACATCCACCAAAAGCGCCCCCGGCCGTGGCGCCTCTGCGGGCCGGGGCGATACCGGCGCCCGCAATGGCGGCGATGGCCTGGGCTACATCCGACTTTTCAAGCGACTGGTGTAAGCATGCCGAACATCGAAATCCTGACCGCCGCAGGCGCGGTAAACAACACCATCGTGGCCGACGAAGCCACCGCCCAGGACCTGTACCCCGGCCGCTGGCGCCTGGCCGCGCAGCAGGAGCAGCCCGCGCCACCGCACGAGCAGCATCGCCACATCACCCCGCTGGCTTTTCGCCGCCGCTTCACGGGCGCCGAGCGCGCCGCCATCGAATGGGCCGCCGTGGACCGCGCCGACGCCAGCAGCGCCGAACGCATGCAGGCCGCGCAGCTGCGCAGCAACCTCAAGGACCAGGAGCTGGCCAGCTTCATCGACTTGGACGACCCCGACGTGGCGGCCGGCGTGCAGCTGCTGGAAACCTTCGGCCTCATCGCCGACGGTCGCGCGCTGCAGATCACCGACACCCCGCCGCGACCTGACGAGCTGCCGGGCTGACGCCCGCCACGCTGCCACCGCAGGCCCGCCACCGCAATGCCGTGGCGGGCCTTGTCTTTTGGGGTAGCACCGCCTCGCACCGGCCCCATCGCTGGCCGCCTACGCGCGGGCGGGAGAACATGCAGGCAACCACCGCACACCCTACCGACCACCTGCAGGAGCCCATCCACATGTCACTCGCCGGCTACCACCACGGCGTGCGCGTCTCGGAAGTCAACACCGGGACCACCACGCTGCGCATCGTCTCCACGGCCGTTATCGGCCTGGTGGCCACCGGCCCCACGGCCGACGCCACCAAGTTCCCGATGGACACGCCCGTGCTTTTCACGAACATCGAGAAGGCGCTGGACGCGGCCGGCAACGATGGCACCCTGCCCGCAGCCCTGAAGGCCATCAAGGACCAGGCCCGGCCCGTGCTCATCATCGTGCGCGTGCCCGTCGGTCAGGGCGCCACGCCCGAAGAAGCCGAGGCCGACCAGACCAGCCTGGTGATTGGCGAGAACGTGGGCGGCAAGCGTTCGGGCATTCAGGCCCTGCTCACCGCGCAGCAGCAGCTGGGCGTCAAGCCCCGCATCCTGGGCGCGCCGGGCCTGGACTCCAAGCCCGTGGCCGACGCCATCACCGCCGCGGCCAAACAGCTGCGCGCAATGGCCTACGTGCAGGCCCACGGCGCTGACGATGTGAGCGAAGCCCTGGGCTATGCGGAGAGTTTCGGCGCCCGCGAAACCATGGTGATCTGGCCCGAGTTCAAAGCGTGGGACACCACCGCCAACGCGGCCACCAACGTGCCGGCCGTGGCCTATGCGCTGGGCCTGCGCGCCCGCATCGATGTGGAGCAGGGGTGGCACAAGACCCTCTCCAACGTGCCGCTCAACGGCCCCGTGGGCATCAGCAAGGATGTGCATTTCGACCTGCAAAGCTCGGAGACGGATGCGAACATACTCAATGAGGGCAACGTCACCACCCTGATCAACTCGAACGGATTTCGCTTCTGGGGCTCGCGCACCTGCAGCACAGACGAGCTGTTCCGCTTCGAGTCCGCTACGCGCACCGCCCAGGTGCTGGCCGACACCGTGGCCGAAGGGCATTTCGCCTTCATCGACAAGCCCCTGCACCCCAGCCTGGTGAAAGACATCATCGAAGGCATCAATGCCAAGTTCCGTGAACTCAAGGCCCTGGGCTACATCCTCGACGGCAGCGCCTGGTTTGACGCCGAAGTCAACACCACCGAGGCGCTGAAGGCCGGCAAGCTGGTCATTGACTACGACTACACCCCCGTGCCGCCGCTGGAGGATCTGGGCTTTCGCCAGCGCATCACCGACAAGTATTTCGCCGACTTCGCCATGCGCGTGGGCACCGGCCAGTAAACCCGGCCACCGTACACACAGGAGATCCACACCATGGGACTGCCCCGCAAACTCAAGAACTTCGCCACCTTTATCGATGGCGTGAACTACATGGGCGAGATGCCCGAGGTGTCGCTGCCCAAGCTCACCCGCAAGCTCGAGGAATACCGCGCGGGCGGCATGAGCGGCCCCATTGAGATGGACATGGGCCTCGAAAAAATGGAAGCCGAACTGAAGACCGGCGGCTACATGAAAGACCTCATGAAGCAATGGGGCGCGGCCAAGCACGACGCCGTGCTGCTGCGCTTCACGGGCGCCCTGCAGACCGATGACAGCGAGGCCGTGGAGGCCGTCGAAGTCGTCATGCGTGGCCGCCTGACCGAGCGCGACCCCGGCAGCTCCAAGGCCGGCGACAAGGTGGAGCAGACCTACAAGTACAGCCTGAGCTACTACAAGGAAGTCCTGGCCGGCGAGACGCTGCTGGAAATCGATCTCGTGAACATGGTCGAAAAAGTCCACGGCGAGGACCGCATGGCCCAGACCCGCACCGCCCTGGGCATCTGACCGCCCCCCACAGAAACACCCCCTTTCCCGCCATCACGCTTGTCTCCGGCCGCCTGGGAAACGGCCCTTCGCGCCGGCCATGGCCACCCCTGTGGCCGGCGCTTTTTTTGACCACAACCCACCACCGAGGCACACATGGACCCCCAAGCCCAAACCACCACCAGCCCCGCCAGCGAAGGCGCCACCGCCAAGCCCGCGCAGGCCACCGTCACGCTCGAATCGCCCATCCAGCGCGGCGCCACGCGCATCGAGGTGCTACGCCTGCGCAAGCCCCTGGCCGGCGCCCTGCGCGGCATCAACCTGGCCGAGCTGCTGAACCTGCGCGCCGAGGCCGTCATGGTCCTGCTGCCGCGTGTCACCGAACCGCCGTTGACCAGGCAGGAGGTGGAAAAAATGGACCCCGTGGACCTGGTGGCCTGCGCCTCGGAGGTGACCAATTTTTTGTTGCCGGCCGAGAAGATGGAAGCGGCCAAGGAAGTGCAGCAGCGGAACATGGAATCCCTGGGCATGTAGAGGACGCCATGGCCGACGTGGCCGCCATCTTCCACTGGCGGCCCCAGGACATGGACGGCCTGAGCCTGCCGGAGCTGATGCACTGGCGCGCCCTGGCCGTGGAGCGGTACCAGGAGATGAACAGGCATGGATAAACTCAAGCTGCAGGTACTGCTGGACCTGGCCGACCGGGTTTCGGCCCCGCTCAAGCGCATAGGCGCGGGCGCCCGTGCGCTGAACACGGATGTGAGCAGCACCCAGGACGTGCTGCGCAAGCTCCAGCAGCAGCAGGCTGCCGTGGGCAAGGCCAACGCCATGCAGGCCAGCCTGCGCGAAACGCAGGCGAAACTGCAGGCCGCGCGCACGGCCAAGGCTGCGCTGGTGGCGGAAATGCTCAAGGGCGGCGAGGCGGCCAAGGCCGCAGGCGGGCAGTACCGCGCCGCTGGCGACGCAGTGCAAAAGCTCGCGGCCACCTATCAGCGGCAGATTGACCAGACCAAACGCCTGCGCGCCGGCCTGGCTGAAATGGGCATTACCAATGCGGCCCAGGCAGAAGGCAAGCTGCGCGAGGCCATCGACCGCACCACCAAGGCCCTGGAGCGTCAGCGCAAGGCGCAGGAGCTGACCAACAAGCACCGCGCCGCCGTGGACGCCAACAAGGCCGCCCGGGGCGATGCGCGTGGCGCACTGTTCGACGGCGCGGCCATGGCCGCATCCCTGGCCGCGCCATTGAAGATGGCCGTTGACTTCGAGTCGTCCATGGCCGATGTGGACAAGGTCATGGACCTGGACAAAAGCGGCCTGGAGCGCATGTCCCAAAGCGCCATTGACCTGTCCAAGCGCCTGCCCATGGCGGCCAAGGACATCGCGCAAATCATGGCCCTCGGCGGCCAGTCTGGCCTGGACGAAAAGCAGCTGCTGGGCGGCGACGGACAGGTGGGCTTTGTGGAGCACGCCGTGAAGATGGGCACGGCCTTCGGCATGACGGCCGAAGAGTCTGGCGAGGCCATGGCCAAGATGAAATCTGCCTTCGGCATGTCCATCCCCGAAGTGGCCACGCTCACCGACAAAATCAACCTGCTGGGCAACACGGGGGCGGCCAACGAAAAGCAGATCCTTGGCATAGTCACGCGCGTGGGTCCGCTGGGCGGCGTGGCCGGCGTGGCGGCCGGGGGCATTGCGGCCCTGGGCTCCACCCTGGCCGGCATGGGCGTGCAGGAAGAGGTGGCATCCACCGGCATCCAGAATCTGATGCTCGCCCTGGTGGCCGGCGAAAGCGCCACAAAGAGCCAGCGCGAGGGCCTGCAGGCCCTGGGACTGGACGCCACCGAAGTGGCCAAGAGCATGCAGCAGGACGCCACGGCCACGATGATGAACGTGTTCGACAAGGTGCGCGGGCTGGAGAAATACCAGCAGGCCGCCGCCCTGCAAACGCTCTTCGGCAAGGAATCCATCAAGGCCATTGCGCCCCTGCTCAGCCAGCTGGACACGCTCAAAGAAAACTTCGAGAAGGTCACGGACGAAAGCAAATACGGCGGCGCCGTGAATGCGGAGTACGAAAAGCGCGCAGCGACCACGGCCAACCGCCTGAAACTGGCCAGCAACCAGGCGGCGGCCATGGGCATCTCCCTGGGCAACATCCTGCTGCCATCGCTCAATGACGGGCTCACCATGCTGACGCCCTGGATGGAGCGCATCTCCGCACTCACCCAGGCCTTTCCCGGTGTCACGCGCGCCGTGGTCCTGTTGGTGGCCGCCCTGGTGCTGGGCAAGGTGGTGGCCATTGCGGCGGGCTACGGATTCGCGCTGATCAAAGGCGCCCTGCTCACCGTGCGCGGCGTGCTGATTGCGGCGCGCATGGCCTGGATTCTGCAGACCGGCGCCATGGTGGCCAGCATGGTCATCAGCCGCACTGCCGCGCTGGCCAGCAAGGCATTTGCCGCAGCGCAGTGGCTGGTCAATGCCGCCCTGGCGGCCAACCCCATTGGCATCGTCATCCTGGCCCTGGTGGCCCTGGCCGCTGCGGCCTACCTCATCGTCACGCGCTGGGAAGAGATCAAGGCCGGCGCCCTGGCGCTGTGGGAAAGCCTCAAGGGCATGGCCGGCAACTTTGTGCAGATCGGCGGCCAGATGATTGACGGCCTCATCAGCGGCGTGACCGCCAAGCTCACCGCGCTCAAGGACACCGTGGTGGGCGCCGCCACATCCGTGGGCCAATGGTTCAAGGAAACGCTGGGCATTGCCAGCCCCTCGCGCGTGTTCATGGAGTACGGCGGCTGGGTGTCCGAGGGCGCGGCCCTGGGCATCCAGAAGGGCCAGGGCCTGGCGGCAGCGGCTGCCGTGGGCCTGGCCGGCGTCACGGCCGCACCCATGGCCGCTGCCGGCACTGATGCGCTGGCCGCTGCCCAGGCCATGCCCATCACGGCGCCCGCGCCGCTGATGGCGCCCAGCGGCAGCGCCCTGGGGCGTGGCAATGCGGCCGGAGCGGGCGCGCCCATGGCGGCGGCCAGCGGCCCCATCACCATTACCATCAACGCCGCGCCAGGCATGGACCCCAAGGACATAGCCCGCGCCGTGGCGGCCGAGCTGGACAAGCGCGAGCGCGCCAACAAGTCCCGCGTGCTCAGCCAGCTCAGCGACACCGAGGGATAAAGGAGCCCGCACATGCCAATGATGACCCTGGGCCAATTTGTGTTTGGCCTAGATACCGTGGCGTATCAGGAAATGCAGCGCGCCACCGACTGGCGCCACCCCAGCAACAGCCGCGTGGGCGCCCGGCCGGCGCGCCAGTACGTGGGCCAGGGTGATGACACCATCACGTTTACCGGACTGTTCGTTCCAGAATTCCGTGGCGGCCGCAAGACCCTGGACGAACTGCGCAAGATGGCCGACGCCGGCAGCGCATACGCCATGGTCAACGGGGCCGGGGACAACCTGGGCGCGTGGGTCATCCAGCGCCTGAGCGAAAACGGCAGCGTGTTCGTGAAGGAAGGCCTGCCCCGCCGCATCGACTTCACCGTGGAGCTGGCCCGCGTGGACGACTCCCAGGCCGACCCCAGCGGGGGCAGCGATGGCGGCACGGGCGGCGGTGATTGGGACGATGGCGACTTCTGGGATTGGTGGATGTGATGGCAGCAACAGAAAACCAGGCCACGGGCGCCTACCAGCAGCCGGACTATCAGCTCACTATCAACGGCGTCAACATCACGCCCAAGGTGGGCAAACGCCTGATCGAATTGCGCCTGCGCGAAAGCCGCGGCGAAGAGGCGGACCAGCTGGATCTGACCCTGGACGACGCGGACGGCCGCATGGCCATCCCGCCCAAGGGCGCCACCATCTCCATCCGTCTGGGCTGGCTGCACGAGGGATTGGTGGACAAGGGCAGCTTTGTGGTGGATGAGGTGGAGCACGGCGGCAGCCCCGACCGCATCAGCGTGCGCGCCCGCAGCGCGGACATGGCCAAGAGCCTGCGCGAGCGCGCCAGCCACAGCTGGAACGACTCCACCGTGGGCGCCGTGGTCCAAGACATTGCCGCGCGCAACAGCCTGCCGGCGCGCATCGCCCCTGAGCTGGCCGAGCGCAAGGTGCAGCACATAGACCAGACCAACGAATCGGACCTGCATTTTCTGTCCCGCCTGGCGCGCCAGCACGACGCCGTGGCCACGGTCAAAAAAGGGCAGCTGATCTTTCTGCGCACAAACAGCCGCACCAACGCCAGCGGCCAGCCCATCGCCCCTATGCACATCACGCGCGAAGCGGGCGACCAACACCGATGGCACACCGCAGACCGCACCAACTACACCGGGGTGCGCGCCTATTGGACTGACGGCAAGCGCGCCCGCCGCAGGGGCGTGCTGGCGGGCACCAAGACGGGCAGCGTCAAGACGCTGAAAGACACCTTCGCCAGCGCCGAGGCCGCGCGCCAGGCCGCGCAATCGGAGATGCAGCGCGTGGACCGTGGCGCCGCCACCCTGAGCCTGGCCCTGGCCCTGGGCCGGCCCCACCTCATGCCGCAGGCGGCCGTGACCGTGGAGGGCTTCAAACCCGAGATTGACGGCGAGGGCTGGCTGGTCAAGTCCGTGGAGCACGCCCTGGGTGATGGGGGATTCACCACGCAGATCGAGCTGGAGCGCCAGGGCGGTGGCGACGCGCAGGCCCAGGATGATGCGGATGATGCGGCGACGGAAGTACCCGACGACGACAATTAACGTACATACAAAAAAGCCTTGACCCGGGAATTATCGTAAGTACAATAATTCACATGGACATCGAATTCGACCCCGACAAGAACCAGGCCAACATCGACAAGCACGGCGTTTCGCTGGAGATGGCGGGCCACATCGAATGGAGCAATGTCCTGTGCATGCCGGATGCGCGCCGGGACTACGGCGAAGTACGTGAAATCGGCTTCACCGTCATCGGCCAACGGCTGTACGTTGTGGTGTTCGTGCAGCGCGGGCAGACCATGCGAATCGTCAGTCTCCGCAAGGCAAACTCCAGAGAGGTCAAGGCTTATGAAGCAATCTAAGAAAGTGGGGCTGATCCAGCCCACGGCGGCCGAAGATGCCGCCATTGCCCGGGGCATCGAACAAGACCCGGACACCATGGAAATCACGGGCGACATGCTCGCCGAAATGCAACCGCTGGCCCGGCGTGGGCGCCCCCCGCTGGAGCAGCCCAAGCTGTCCATGACCATGCGTGTGGATGCAGACGTTCTGATGGCAATCAAGGCCACCGGGTCGGGCTGGCAGTCGCGCGTCAATGATGTGCTGCGCGAAGCCGTGCGACGCGGCAAATTGGCCTGAGCACAATCAACGGGAGAATCAAATGCAGCTCATCGTTACTGAGAAAGATCACCGGGGACTGCCCTACAGGGTGCAGTCAGAAAACGGGCGCTATACCTGGTTTACCGGCGCAGACAGCTACCTGCACGACACCGTGGCGCAACGCGACATCTATCAAATGGCCTATTTCGCAAGGCAGGGCTTTGGCGGCGAAGCATTGCCGGCCGAGGTTGAGGCCGATGTGCATGCGTTCTGGGCTGCACTGAGGGAAATAGAGGCTGCAGCCCAGGCTGCGGACCAGGCCAGGGAGATTGCCGAGATTGCAGCGCTGCCTCGGGAGAGCGAGGCTGAATTTGCGGACCGGATGCACAAGGCGCGCGAATTCGACCAACGGCACAACGAAGGCGGCGAGGGCTTTAACCCCTACCGATAGCGTTGCAACGCATCAGCCCGGCATGGCGCCGGGCACCAACCGGCCGGGCGGGTTCCCGGATGCTTGATAGGAGCAATCGCATGTCCACATGCACCACTCTCACGCGCGCCGACCTGGTACGCCCCCTGGCCCACATCTTCACGCAGGCCCGCGAAGCACAAGACGGCCAAGGCTGGCCGCACCTTTTCTACAGAGACCAGCACGACACTTTTGAAATGCGGCTGACGCCCAGCAATGGCCACGGCATGGGCACGCAATACTCGCTCAGCTGCTTTCTGAACGGCCGGCCCGCCCGGCAACTCAATTCCCAGCTGTTCGCCTGGGACACGCCTATCGGCAGGGTCATGATGATGGCGGCCGGCGCATCGCCGCTGCTTGAAATCGAGGAATTCTTTTCATGAGCGCGCCCCGCATTGCCCATCTGTTGCAGGTGTACGAGCGGGACCGCGTGGCGGTGGTGGTGCAGCCCCAGCGCATCCGTGACACCGTGGCGCACCTGCTGCCCTTCTTCGGGCAGCTCACGGTGGCAGAGATCACCCGCAGCGCCGTGCTGGAGTACACGCAAAAGCGCCAGGCCACAGGCCTGCAATCCCCAACCGTTCGCCGTGAGCTGGTGTCCCTGCGCGCAGCACTGCGGATGGCCTGGCGTGACGGCCTGATTGATCGTGTGCCCCCGCTGCCCATGCCGGCGCACAGCAACCGCCGTGAGCGAGTTCTCTCCCGGGATGAGGTCCGTGCCCTGCTTGCGGCAACCGCACCCAGGCCCCGCCTGCATGCGTTCCTTCGGTTGCTCATCGCCACCTGCGGGCGCGTATCTGCTGTGTGCGAACTGACGTGGGCCGCCGTGGATCTGCACGAGCGCGTCATTGATCTGCGCTCCCGTCACCCCTTGGCGCAACGCATGAAGCGCCGCGCTGTAGTCCCCATCACCAGCGAGCTGGCCGCTTACTTGGCCGCCTATCGTGACGCGCCAGAGGTGCACCGAGGACGCGGCCGGCGTCCAGTGCCGGGCGCCCGCGTGGTCGGGTTGTCCGTGTCATCTGCTCGCCAGCAGCTCAAGACCGCTGCCCTGCAGGCGGGCGTGCAGGGAGTCACGCCGCATGTCATCCGGCACAGCGTGGCCACGCACATGCTTGCCGAAGGGGTGGAGCTGACCATGGTTTCCAAAATGCTTGGGCATGCATCCGTGGCCATCACGGCGGACGTGTACGGCCACCTCAAGCCCGCCCAGCTGGCCCCCGCTGCCGAAGTGTTGGGCAGGTGGGCCGGATAAACTCCATGCATGTACCGCGTCTATGTGATCAAGCAGCGCGCCGGGGGCAGCGAAGTGCTGCCCGCCACGCGCACCCAAACCCCTGTTTTTGCTGCTGCGGCGGCAGCATTCGGTGCCTTGCAAGAGCAGGAATTTGATGCGGCGCACCTGCTGCTGATGACGCTGGACAATCGCCAGCTCAATGCCTACCGCTACGGGTCAAGGCCCGGCGAACGCGACTACCTGGCACCTGGTGCAATCCTGCGCCAACGCTAGGCGGCGGCCTCTCTCGCCGCTGCATACACCGATGGAACAAACCATGTACGACGCAACCAGACGGATCGGCCAGCATCAGGCGGAAGCCTTTGAGGAGATGCGTGTGAGGCTGCAACTTGCCAGGCCAGACGTGGACTGGGAAGCATTGCTCTCAGACGCTGAGCGCAAGGCGCGCGGTAGCCTTGATGTGTCATTCCTTGAATTGGTCAAGGCAACGGTGAACCTGGCGCTTTGCGAACCTGCAAAGCCGTAAGCGCCCAAAACAAAGCCCGCACGCAGCGGGCTTTTTTGTGGGCGGCTCGGCTACTCAGCAGGGCTGTACGTCACCATCACGCCGACACCTTGCATTGCCCTGGCGGATATCTGAACTCCGCCGATAGTCTCGCGCACCAAGTCGCCGCCTGAGCCGTCCATTGCTTTCTTGACTGCGCTCATCAAGGCTGCGGAAACATCGTCACGGCTGGCATTTTTCGTGAGCGCGTTGGCAATCATGTGGAGGCTGGCGAAGGCCTTGATGGACTTTTCCTGATCGCCGCCCGTCAAGGTGGCCATGACGGACTCCATGTTGCCGCTTTGCTTGTCCACCGTGCCGACAACGGGAGTTTCTCCGGGTGCTATGTGCGTCCACGTGTCCTTTTTGCTGCCCTGAGTAAGGGCCAGCGGCTGCTGAATCAGCCACTCCTTGCCGACCTCCTTGGCCACTGCGTTGAAACGTGTGCGGAATTCTTGGGAGTCAAAGCCAAAATTCGGGCGAACCTCTGCAGTGGGTGGGGTGCTGCTGGCGGCAGTCGCGGGTGCCGGCGCTGCAGCCTCTGTGCTCTTTGGGGTGCTGCTGTCGCTGCAGGCAACGACGACAGCAACAACGATTGCAGCCAGTGCTGCCACACCGAGGACTGTTTGCTTTGTGGAAACTGCGGGGTTTGTAACGCCGCAATGTGGGCATGTCTTTGCGGTACGTTCAACCTCTTTTTTGCATTGCTTGCAAGGCATCATTGCCATGGTTTTCCCTCTCTGTGAAAGTCGCGCTTGCTGCCGCGCGGGCGGCCGCGCGAATTGGTGATTCAGGCCCGCGCCACGCGGGCGGCCAGCGTGCGCAGCGCGGCCTGCGCCTCATCGTCGGCCTGCTGGTAGTGCTGCAGCAGTGCCTGGGCATCGCTGGGCAGTGCGCCAGCCTCAACGCCGCCGCCTGCACGCAGCGACAGCAGCACATAACCCACATCCACGCCAACCGCGTGCAGCTGCTGCAGCGCCTTGGCGTCTGGCGCGAACTCGCCTTCTTCAAATTTCAGCAGCGCCAGGCGGTCCACGCCTGATTTCTCGGCCAGTTGGCCAATCGTCAAATCCAGCCTTTTGCGCTCCTGCTGGAGCCGCTGGGCGATGGTTTCGCCCGCAGGCTCGAGCCCGGCCGGCCGCACGCTTGGGTCAAACGAGCGCGTGCCTGTCAGTAGGAACGGGATATCCACGCCCTCGCTGCCCAGCGCGGCGAGGTAATCCGAGTCCGGTTTGCGGGTGCCCTTTTCATAGTTGAGCTGCGTGAATTTTGAGATGCCCGCAAGCGCGCCAAAGTCCTCTTGGTTGAGACCTAAGCGCTTACGCTCCACTATCAAGCGCTCAAAAAAATTGGACATAGTTCAAATAACTCTTGACTCGTTGTACGTTCGTCAAATACATTGGAGCCACCTTGTAACAACCTAGCTCCAGATACTACATGACCACCCCAGCGCACCACACCCGCCATCGCTCGGCCACGGTCGAGCCCCTGATGCACGCCAAACCCATTCCCCTGCGGCTGACCGGCGAAGAGCTGGAACGTGCATGGGCCGGCGCCCAGCACGAGGGCCGCAGCGCAAGCAACTTCATCCGCATGATCCACAACATGGGCATGGAGCAGTACGCCAAGCACGGCCGCATCGTGCTGGGCCACAACGACACCGGCACCGCCACCGCCGCCGAGCAGCGCTGAAAGTCCGGTCATGGCACAGGCAGCAGCAAACCCCTTTCAGCCCCAGCTCGGCACGCAGCCGAATCTTGGATTCACCAAGGCCGCTCTGGGTGTAATCCACCGGGCCGGCAAGCCCGTCCCCAAGGCGCGCGCCACTGTGCGAAAAGGCGCGCAAGGCTGTAACAACCTGTCCAAGCCGGATACATCTGCCGACACGCAGGCCCAGGCTCAGGACGAAGGCCCGCGCCTGAAATCCGAATTCCACCGCATCGCCTGCCCGCACTGCGAGAGCCCGGCCACCATCCGCCGCAGCAACCAGGTAACGAACCTGACGCGCGAGTACGCATTCGCCTGCACCAATTTCGAGTGCGGCCACACCTTCAGCGCCACGATGGAAATCACGCGCACCCTGAGCCCCAGCGCCACGCCCAACCCCACGGTGCGCCTGCCCCTGAGCACCCATGTGCGCCGCGATCTGATGCGCGAGCAGCTGGCATGCGCCCAGCCCTCTGACTACCGCACCACGCAGACCGCGCCCAGCACCCTGGAGCTGTTCGGCACCAGCCCGCCAGCGGACTGACACCAGGGCCGCGCGCCCTGCCCTGACCCACCCCGTTCCCCCTGTTCCTGTGGAGCCTGAAAGAAGGCCCTGCGGGACGTGCTCACCCTGAAAAACGCAACCCCGAGAGGACGCAATGCAATTCTTTGAACTCCGCAGGCCCCGGCCCGCGCAGCAGATCACCCTGGTGGATGAGGCCCTGCGGGCCGAGCACACCCGGCACGCTGCGCGGCTCAAGGAAATTGACGGCCTCGCCAGCGACCTGCAGCGGCTGCAGCAGCACCTGCCCGCCCTGCGCGCGGCCGGCGTGGACGTGAGCGGCCACGAGTGCGCCAACATCGGCGGCCTGTTCATCCACGGCGGCCAGGACCGCGCCCGCAACGGCCGCATGCTGCAGGCCCTCATGGGCATGGGCGGCAAGGCCCGCAACAGGGCCGCATTCAAGGATGGCGGCTTTGCCGTGGAGCTGGACCTGGGCGGCCTGCATCTGGCTTTCTACGTGGACCCGCGCGCAGCAGGGGCCGGGGCGCAAGGGAGTGCGGCATGAGCCAGTACGCCGTGACCCATGTTGACGCGCTGCATGTGCGCCGCCGCGTGGTGCTCAGCGCCGCGAACCGCGCCGCCGCCCAGGCCACCGTGGAACTCATCTACGGACTGCCCTGGTTCCTGACCGCCGTGCGCTTGAACGGGGGTGCGCGGTGAACCTGTCCGAAATCTCCGCACCGCAATTCCTGCAATGGGTGGGCGTGCACAACGCTGCCCCGTCCCTGGCACCCGTCCTGCATCGCCTGCCTGCGCCGCCCGTGGCGCCGCACATTGCCCGCATGACACCTGCAGAGTGCCGCGAGCATCTGCGCCGCCTCAAGGACGATGCCGTGTACCGCTCAAGCAATGGCCGCTGGAGCGATGCCGAGGCGCGCGAGTGGTCCACGCTGCACATCAGTATTCGCATGTCGGTGCTGCTGCTGGCGGGCATCGAGGGCGAGCTGGAAGAGCTGGGCCGCCGCGAGTGGCGCGAGCTGCCGCCGCCTGAGCGCAATGCCATCAAGGCCCAGATCCGCTACATGGCCGACGAGATGGCGAAGCTGCATTCGCTGACGGTGAAGAACTAGCCATGTCCGCGCTGCTCAACGCCAAGCCCACCGGCCGCCGCCTGCGCACTGCATCGCAGCAGGAATGGAAGCGCCACAAGCCCCGCCCGCACATGGTGCAAGCCGCCATGCAGGCGCTGGAGAAGGCATTGCCGCCGCAGTGGCTGCAGCCCATCCGCGCCATGGGCCTGGGCAAGCTGGGCGCGGGCAATCTGCCCGAGTGGGCGGCGTGCTTCGACGCGCTGGTGGCCATTGACGACTTTGCAGCGCGCCACGGCAATGCGGCCGAGTGGAATCTGAGCGACTACGAGATATGCGCCATGGCTAAGCGCCTGGCCGAAGAAGTCGCAGAGCTGGATTCGGGCGCCCAGGCCCAGGCCATGGACCTGCCGGCGCGCGTGGACCTGGTGCGCCTGATGCTGCGCATGATGGGCGTGCAGGAGTCCGCGCCGCTGGTGGGTGAGCCCGCTATTCGGCGTGCCATGGATTCGGCGTGGTGGCGGCGCCTGCTGCGCAAGCACGTCACGCGCACGGTGGAGGCCGGCGCCGTCAAGCTGGGCGTGGTCAACCGCTTTGCGGGCGGCTATGCCAGCAATGCCACGGTGCGCCGCCGCACGGCGCAGGTGGAGCGCAACGCCAAGGCGCTGGAGCGCTCGCTGTTCAAGAACGAGGCCGGGCAGGTGTTCACGCTGGCCGAGCTGGCGGCCCTGTCGCCGTCCAACCCGGTGATTCGCGGCGGCGAGCTGATGACGCGCATCCGTGGCGCCGAGGAATATGCAGACGCCCGCAATCATGTGGGCCTGTTCCTGACGCTGACAGCGCCCAGCCGCTTCCATGCCGTGACGCTGGGCAGCGGCGGCCGGCCCCGGCCCAACCCCCGCTATGACGGCGTGAGCACCCCGCGCGATGCCCAGATGTGGCTGCGCGACAAGTGGAGGCTCGTGCGCGCGCACCTGAGCAACGCGGGCATTGCCATGTACGGCATTCGCGTGGCCGAGCCCCACCACGACGCCACGCCGCACTGGCACGCCCTGGTGTGGGCCGAGTGCGAGGCCCACGCCCAGCACATCGAGGCCGCAATCCGCAAGTGGTGGCTGAAAGACGATGGCGACGAGCGCGGCGCGGCAAAGAACCGCGTGAATGTGAAGCGCATGACCACGGGCGGCGCGGCCGGCTATGTGGCCAAGTACATCGCCAAGAGCGTGGGCCATGCGGCCCTGGCTGACCACCTGGATGTGGCGCAAGGCCAGCTGTGGGACGTGGAGCAGGGCGATATGCCCGGCCACCGCCGCGTAGACGCCTGGGCCGCGTGCTGGGGCATTCGCCAGTTCCAAGCCATTGGCATGCCCAGCGTGTGCGTGTGGCGCGAGCTGCGCCGCGTGGGTAAAGACCAGATCGAAACCATGCGCCTGGACGGCGACCGCGCCACCTGGCAGGCCTGGGGCGCGTGCCACAAGCACAGCGAGGACATCAAGGCCGATTGGCGCCGCTACATGGAGGCCATGGGCGGCCACTGCGTGGGCCGTGGCCGCTGGCACCTGAGCATTGCCCGCCGCCCCGTGCCGGCCGGCGCCGTGAATCAGTACGGCGAAGAGATTGCCCCGGGCCAGGGCCGCGTGGTGGGCCTGGAAACCCGCGCCGGCCGCTGGCTGGTGTCGCGCCGCATTTCATGGCGCAGCGTGGCCAAGGAAACCGAGACTTTCGACCCCGCAACGTGCACGGATGCCGATAGCGGCAAAGCGCTTGCGATGGGCGCTGACCGCGCGCCGCTGGCGCGCCCTTGGACTGGTTTCAATAACTGTACGGCCCGCCTGCGCGGCGAGACGCTGCGAGCCCTTTTCGGGCGCGGACGGCACGAGGCAGAGGACTGGAGCAGTCCCAGCAGCCCCGATTCTGTGCTCTACCGGCCCGCCGCCACCACCCCCACCCCCGTTTTTTCCCGCTGATCCCGCAAAGGAGGCCACCCCATGGCCGAAATCACCCTCGCCGCCCGCCGCACTGAGCCCCGCGTGCACTGCTGGGCCCGATCCATCAATGGCGACTACGTGCGCAGCGACCGAACGCCGCCCGACCACCTGGCCAACGTGTTCGCCGCCGAGCGCGAGCGCCTGGCCGCAGCGAAGCCGCGCCGCGCCCGCAAGCCGCGCGCCACACCCCCCGAAACCCACCCCGCCCAGCTGCAGCTGGTCGCCTGAACCCGCAACCACCACCCACAGAGGACCAACATGCAACACGCCACCCCTGCCATGCGTACCTATCGCGCCACCATCATTCCCCCGCACATCGAGGCCGCCGAGCTGGAGCAGCTGGCCGACGCCGGTCTGCTGCCCACCCACAACTTGAGCGCACCCACCGCCAGCGCGGCCAGCAACCTGGCGCACCTGGCCACCGGCCGCCCCGTGCTGCGCGTTGAACGTCTGGAAGCCTGAGCCATGACCCAGACCCTCACTCAACTGACCCTCGCGTGGCTGATTGCCACCATCGAGGCAACGCGCGCCGGCCTGGCCGGCAACCTGGCACAAACGCCGGTGGCCGATTGGGGCGCAGCCCCCGTGCGCGAGGTGCGCAACCATGAGCAGGATTTGCACACAGCCATGCAGGTGCTGGGCGACATGCTCCACATGCGCGGTGCCTTCGCCGCCTCTGGAATTCCTGCTGCACCGCATCTGGAGCAGGTGCCGGTCTATGTGTGCGGCGTGGACTTGTCTGGCGGGAGCCTGGCGGACCTGAAAAAAGCGCTCGCCGATCCGTCTGGGCACCAATGGCGGACACACATACAGCCTATGCCCGCGACCGTGGCCCTGCCCTGGCGCACCGGCATTCCGGCGTGGACGGATGACAGGGCCGTGCGCGTGATTGCCGTCACAGCACACGACGACTTCGGCGGCGTCCAGATCCACGACATCCGAGCGAGTGATTTCCACACCGATGGCGATGGGGATGGGGCTGATGTTGCCCGCGCCTGCACACATTGGGCATACCGCGACGACATATGGCCAGGCGCCGCTGCAGCAGCACCCGCTTCGCCCGCAGCAAACACCGAGGGAGCATGACCATGCAAACCACCACCCCCGTGGAAATCCGCCACTTCCATCTGTTCTGCGGCCTGGGCGGCGGCGCGCGTGGTTTCAACCGCGCCAGCCCCCGAGTGGGCAACCTGCAGGCGAAATTCCGCTGCCTGGGCGGCATCGACGTGGACCCGGCCAGCATCCGGGACTTCGGCCGCCTGGCCGGCGTGCCCGGCACCGTGCTGGACCTGTTCGACCGCGAGCAATACCGCACATTCCACGGCGCCGAGCCGCCAGCGGACTGGCGCGAAGCCACAGCCGCGGATATCCAGCGCGCAGCTGGCGGCGAACGGCCGAACATCGTGTTTCTGTCCGCTCCCTGCAAGGGATTCAGCGGCCTGCTGTCCGAGGGCAAGAGCAAAACCGACAAGTACCAGGCCCTCAACCGCCTGACGCTGCGCGGCGTGTGGCTGATGCTGGAGGCATGGAGCGATGATCCGCCCGAGCTGGTGATTTTCGAGAACGTGCCGCGCATCGCCACGCGCGGCCGGCACCTGCTGGACCAGATCGTGGCCCTGCTGCGCGCCGGCATGCTGGGCGTGCAGGACTGGACACGGCACAGCTCCACCGTGACCGGCAAGGGCCGGCCGAGCTGCGGCAATTTCGCCGTGGCCGACCCTCGATTCGAGCAGTCGGCCCTGTGGTCCGATGGCCAGGCCTACGGCGTGCGCCGCTGGGATGCCAGCACGGGCACCGTGGCCGGCCAGCAAGGCCCTGGCCAGGGCGCGTACAGCGTGGCCGACCCGCGCCACCACGGCCCCGCCAAGCACTCGAACGAGTACCGCGTGGTGCGCTGGGACCGTGCCGCCATGGCAGTGACCAGCGCCCACGGCACCGGCCAGGCCGTCGCAGACCCGCGCCGCGATGGACCCAGCTTCGGCAAGTACGCCGTGACGCCCTACGGCACGCACGCCGGCACCGTCATCAGCGGCAGCACCACGGGCCAGGGCGCGTTTGCCGTGGCCGACCCGCGCAGCGGCATGGACGCCGAGCGCACCGCGTACACCACGGGCGGCCACTACGGAGTGGTGCCCTGGGACAGCCAGGCCGGCGCCGTCAGCGGCGCGGCATGCCACGACAACGGCCGCTGGAGCGTGGCAGATCCGCGCATGCCGGCAGCTGCTGACAAGCTCGTTTGCCGCATCGTGTCCGAGGACGGCACATGGCACCGCCCTTTCACCACCCTGGAGCTGGCGCACCTGCAGAGCCTGGTCGAACCCGACGAGCTGCTGGAACTGGACGGCACCAGCGACCAGGCCAAGCGCGAGCGCATCGGCAATGCCGTGCCCAGCGAGGCCGGCGAAGCCATCGCCCACGTCATGGGCGAAACGCTGCTGCTCGCGTTGAGTGGCGAAACCTTCATCCTGTCGGCGCAGCCGGTCTGGGTGCGGCCGATTGCCCTGGGGCTGGCCATGGGGACCGCGGCATGA